AGATAGGGTTTCATTAATTTAAATAACCCTAATGGTAGGACATCCCTTATGGATGGTGTTTCGTTCTTCATGTATTGTTCTACTAATGTGTGTAGAGATTTACCTCTGTTTGCACATCTTCTCATTTCCCAATTAGCAACATTTTCGCCAATTGATTTACGCCATTTTTGAAGTCCTTCTGACTTTCTCATGCTCAATACTGAAGTTACAGATGGATAGTTTGTACCATCTATATCGTAAAATCTATGATTACCAACTTTCTTACCTTTTGTTTGAGGTAATACTGTCTTGTCAATGTCTGTGTGTATAAATTTCATATTTGTTCTCAATTATATTTTATCTATGTATTATATATCAACCAGCACGAAATGTCAATGCTGGTTGATACTTATTATTTATTATTTTGGATATACTGAAGGTGCTTTTACAGATGATTTTGTAAACTCTGGATAAGCATCCAGACCACATTCAGATACATCAACTCCCACTTCTTCATCATCATCGGATACTCTGACACCGAATGAAAAATGAATTGCATACCAAAATAGTGTACTGACTACGAAAGTCCATCCGAAGATTACTACTATTCCGTATAACTGTGCTGATAGTGTTCCTGTAGTAAATACTACTGCAAGTAATCCCCATATACCTGCTGTTCCGTGTGCTGATATAGCACCAACAGGGTCATCTACTTTTAGTCTATCTAAAGCGATGATAGAGAATACTACTATTACACCACCTACTGCACCTATTATTGTTGCAAGTCCTGGTGTTGGTGCTAAAGGTTCTGCTGTTATTGAAACTAGACCTGCAATTGCACCATTAAGTGCCATTGTTAAGTCTGATTTACCAAATAATACTTTAGATACAATTAATGCACCCATAACACCACCGGCAGCTGCCAAGTTTGTGTTTACAAATATTAATGATACAGCGTTTGCCTCTGCAACATTTGATACAATTAATTCTGACCCACCATTGAATCCGAACCAACCTAACCATAATATAAATGTACCTAATGTTGCAAGTGGTAAGTTTGCACCAGGCATAGCGTTTACTTTGCCGTCTACATATTTACCTTTTCTTGAACCTAGTACTAAAACACCGGCAAGAGCCGCTGTTGCACCACATAGATGAACTACACCTGAACCAGCAAAATCTAAAAATCCTGCCTCGTCTAGGAATCCACCACCCCATTTCCAACTACCTTGAATTGGATAAATGAAACTTGTCATTATTACACAAAATAATAAAAACGGCCATAGTTTCATTCTTTCTGCAACTGCACCTGATATTATCGAACATGCTGTTGCTACAAATACAACTTGAAAAAAGTGGTCTGCCATATACGAATAGTATATGTCTCCACCACTAGCAAGTACTGCCTCTGTTGTATTATCTGCCCCTAAGAATAGAGACAACCCACCGGAGTACATTATATTGTATCCTATAATCATGTAACATAAACATGATATAGAGTATAGTGCTATATTTTTTGTAAGGATTTCTGTTGTGTTTTTAGCCCTAACTAAACCTGATTCTAGCATTGTAAAACCAGCGGCCATCCACATAACAAAAGCACCCATTACAAGAAAATATAATGTGTCTAGAGCATATGATAACTCTATTACTGTATTTTCCATTATTTACCTCGTTATTGTTTTAGGTGAAAAGCGGTCCACCATTGTTTATTTAAGTCAGCAACCTGACTATGCTTTTCATAATATAGTTTTCAAATCGTTTACCTGGTCAATTTAAGCACTTTATCAATTTGTGCTTTTATAATAGGTGCCCTATTAGGCCAGTATATGTAATCTTCTTCACTCTTTGCAAGATTATATAAAAAAGGTAATATCACCTTTTCTAATTCTTTGAATCTTGCCTTTGTTTGTTCATCAGTAACTTCTTTTGTAATTGTATCTTTTTCAGCAACAATCTGCATGACTTCATTCATCATACTTTTAATAGATGATACATCAGACTTAACTTTTGCTAATTCTAAGTTAGTCTCTTTGTTCTCACCCACTACAACCTTTTCTTCTACAGGTTTTTGATTAACTGGTGTAAAACCAAAATCTTGGTCTAAATCAAAACCTCTCATATAATCAGGTATATCTGACATTACTTGTTCCTCTTTGCTCTCTCTTGGTGTTTTTTAACCACCTGGTTTGTTTTTATATCTTTAATAGATTTATTACCTACACTATTTGCAAGAGCAGACCTTGGATGTGCCTCTGCAATTCTAGATAGATTATCTTTCCAACCAGAATCGTTTTTAAATGTTCCTTGACCTGCCACTATATTTAGTCCTGTGTGGACTTGTTCCACATCAGGATTATCAATTAAATATTGTTCTTTTTCAGCAATCTTCATCATCTTGTCTTCAACAACACCTGTCTGTCTATTGTGAAAAGTATAGGTAGGCATTAATTCATGTTCTCTAATGCTTTAGTAAATCTATTTGCATGAGACCTTTCTGCCTTTGCAAGTGTCTCAAACCAATCAGCAATTTCATCAAAACCTTCATCACGAGCAGTCTTTGCCATACCTGGATACATGTCTGTATATTCATGTGTCTCACCGACAATAGCTGCTTTTAAATTTGCTTTTGAATCACCTATAGGTTCACCTGTTGCTGGGTCACCACATTCTTTTTCAAGATATTCTAAATGACCATGAGCATGTCCAGTTTCACCTTCTGCTGTTGAACGGAAGACTTGTGCAACATCATTCTCACCTTCTACATCTGCCTTAGCGGCGAAATATAGATATCTACGATTCGCTTGTGATTCACCAGCGAAAGCGTCTTTTAAACATTCTTCTGTTTTACTTCCTTTAAGTCCTGCCATAATTTTCTCCTATAATATAAAATCCCAAAATATTGCTATAACAGATACAAAAAGTATCGCCTTAACAACATCAGGTAAATCATTACATATGTCTGTTAGTTTGTCAATCATATTGATTCTCCTATTGCTTGACTGTACCACTCGGGAACTTTTGAAGGTTCTTTCCATGTGGCAAAGTCTCGCTTCTTCATTATATAATATTTGCGGTAACTTCCTACCACATCACCTGGCACTTTACATTCATCTGGCATAGCAGGTGTAGGTAAAGTTCCGACTACATTAAGAGGAGAATTTTTAGGTGGGTTTCTCAATACTTCTTTTAGTTTTACAACTGAAGTATGGTCTACACCTTTAAACCTCTTCTTAAATTCTTCGTTAAGAGCAATGAAGTGTCTATACAACCAGTTATAATTGTATGCACTTTTCATAACCCATTGGGTTGATGGATGATTAATCCACCCTGCTTTGTACAATGTCTGTTCCATCATAGTATCAGGATGACGCCATCTTTTAATTTTACGACCATTCGCTGACTTGCCATGATACATGACACCATCTTGCACTCTCTGGACTGCACATAACATCTGTGCTGATTCTAGTATCATTTTGACTACATGTTTATCACATGCCATTTCAGCAGATACTTCTGGACTTTTATCTAATGCAAATATATTCATAATACCATTATACAGGAGTTTATATCATTTGTCAAGCTATTTTTACACATTATTTTTGTATTTATCATCACTATCTGACCATGTATGTATTTGATTCAACTTCAATTTAATCTCATCTGGACTTAATATTGCTCTTTCCTCATCAGTAAGGGATTCCATAAATTCTTTATAATCCCTATCCTTTTTCCAATCTTTTTTATTTGCTGTAATTATTTCAACTAATTCTTTAACTAATTTATCTTTCTTATTCTGTACTAGGTTTTTAATATCTTCATTATTGTCCTCTAATTCTTCAAAGGTTTCTCCGATTAACATTCTTCTTTCTTTAAAAGATATGTTTGCTGATATTAACATTAATACTGCAACAGGGTCAAATACAAATATCAATATTATAATAATGATTCTTACTGCCTTGTCAAAGTGATTTACTGCTTCATCACCATATATAAATTCTGCAACATATTTGATAGGACCTAAATCTGCCTCTATCTTTAATTGTTCTGTTCTTATACCTGCCTTTTTATCTGATAATTCATTAATCTTATTTAAACTTTCTTCTATCGTTTCTTCTAATGATATTCTTTCTTGTTTTTGATTATTTCTTTCTGTTATTGCTCTTTGTGAACTACTACTAAACCAACTTGATTCTTCTGATTGAGTTTCAATTAAATCGTCCATTCTTGTTAATTGTTTTTGTGAACGGTCTATTGTTTTTTGTCGTTGTTCTATTTGTTCATCTAATATTTGTACTTGTAATGCATTATTACTTTCTGGTACAACTTGGTCTAAATGTGCCTTTGATAAGAATCCGAAAATACCTACCGAAGTTATAAAAATTAAAACTATAACTGCACTTGTTAAATAATATTTAATTGATTTTGGTAATAATGGATTCTTCCAATTATTATACAACCAACTTGCTATAACAAGTTTTGCAACTTCTAATGCACCACCCATAGCATATATTGCTGTTGTGGCGCCTGCAAATAAAGCTGCTAATCCTATTATACTATAACCTGCGGCTATAATAGATAGTGCTATACCACTAATTAATATTAAGTAAGTTAAAAACATACTTATATTTATAATGATTCTAACTCTTTAATTATTCGTATAACCCTATTTGCATAATCAGGTGTTTCACTATATCTGGTCATAGTTTGAACTGCAACTTTAGGATTCATCTGTTCATCATTTAATAATGTCTGTGTTCTATATCTTCTAAACTTATAATATGCTTGATGTTCATTTAATAAACGGTAGTATTCTTTTACCGAATCACATTTATTTAAAAATACTCTATACATGACATCCGTGTTTTCTTTTGCATGTCTATGAGGTACTTTGTTTGAAAATGCCTTTATACCAAATAGATTGTTTGAATCTTTTGCTAAGTCTGATTCGCCCCAACCTGTTTCTAAAACTGATTGTGCAATAATCATATTTCTAGGTATGTAATTGTTTCTTGTTATTGTTGATTCTATTTTGTTTACACATTGATTTAATCTATCAACATATTCTTCCTTGTTTGTATATTGAAAACTAGGTTCAGGAAAATCTCTTAATATATATTGATTCGGATTAAATGTACCGATATAATATATGACTAGTGTATAAAATGCACCAGCGATTATCTGATAAAATATATTAATTATTCTGCTAATCATTTTACATAAGCAACATAGTCATACCCACCAACATTGTTAGGTAATTTTCTAGAAAGAAATACTAACTTAGTATTTAATTTTAACATTTCTTTTCTTAATTTGTTTCTTTGAGTAGGTGTTAGATTGTCTTCTAAATCTTTACCCCAATTACCAGTATAGTATGTTATGACTGGTGATTTGTAATACTTTTGTTCTTTTGTTTTTTCAATATCCGTTTTTAAGTAATTTTTAAGAAACTTAGGTGTGTCTATTAATTGTTTTTTCAAAAATTGGTCTATCTCTTTACTCATAATATAATCTCCATATTTAACTAACTTCTTTTACTTCCTGAACTACACATTTTGGTATGATTGTAGAATTTCCACATTCATCAATACTACCATCCTCTTTAAAATTAAAATCTGATACAAGTCTAATCATATCTTCATCATCATTATCACTTACTAAAAAACCTGTGCTTAAACATCTAGGTAAATCATCTGATTTTACATCTTCAATACTTCTCCATGAACTATCAGACTGAATATCAATCCAATATACATGGACAAATTTATAAGGTATTTTTTTAATTGCTCTCATTTATCAACTCCTTAACCTTAACTAGGTTTTTATATTGTAAGACATTATCTGTCATACTATTAATAGAATCTTTAATTAAATCTTTGTATTCATGTTTTAAATAAAATATGGAAGATAGAGGATGTACTTCTACATCAATAAAGAAAGCTGCTGTATCTTTATCAACTGTTAATGTTCTTTCGTGTTCAACTCTAAAATATAAATCATCTATTTTATTGAAATTCGGTCTATGTCTACTTGGATGATTACTTAAACTTCCTAGTGGTGATATGCCCCATGTATATCTTTCATAAGATGAACCACTTGTCATAGCACGCCAGATACCATCACTTGCCTTTCTTAACATTTCACTATCAGCAACTGATTCATGAACATCTTCTAGTGTTAGACCTTGCACTTTGCCAGGATTCCAACCACTCGCCATTGCAACAAAACCTGCCTCAACTTTACCTTTATGCATTATGATAATATCATCAGGTATTTCTAAACCCATTTCTATAATTGAATAAAAAGGTTCATCTGTCAATTGCATTGCTCTAGATGTTTTTTCAACTAAACATTCTTGTATTGCAATATAAGATTCAAAACACATTTCATCTGCTAGAGTTTGAAATTCAAAGTTTCTCTCATTATATAAATCATCGGTATATTCCTTCATGACAACATCTGCCACAGGTTTGAATCGAGGATTCATTGTATAAGGTATTTGTACTATTTCTTTTATGTTCATAATATAATAGGTCCATTATACAGGACCTCACACGATTTGTCAAGCACTTTTTTACTTTATTTTATTGACATCAATATAATTATCATTCCAATTGAAAGCGGATTTTACAACGGATGCTGTTAGTCCTTTATACATGTTATGCAACTTCTTATCTTTTATTCCAACCAATACTACAGCTTCATCTTTATGAAGACCTTCTAGTATTTGAACGAATAGAGTTTCTTTTCTTGTTTTAGATAATGTATTATCACCACCAACTACAAAATGCCATAGTTTATTAGATTCAGATTCAAGTCCAGTATGTTCTGTTCCTGCAGGAGCTTCATTCGCCATATATGGAGGTGTACCTTTTGGTAAATCCCATACAATTTTAGGGTCAAATGCACCTTTCAAGATTCTTCTTAATCCTGGTGTATCATTCTCTTTTAAGATTTCTATTTTTTTTGATTTTACTTTAGCGTTATTTACTTTAGTGAACACCTCACTAAATAACGGTTTGCCTGTTCC